TCAGGTCGTAAGTATCATAAAGTGATGCAGTGTGTAGATGGTCAGACTGAATCAGTTCACTGCTTTATTGATAAGAAAACTGGTTCCGTATACAAGGCAGCATCAATCAAAGCACCAGCAAAAGGTGTTCGTTTCAATCTCTTAATCATCCAAGAACGTGAATTTGTGTTGGAGAACTGTGATTGGGCAGGTGGATATCTCTATCGTAATGCATACTATCAGGGTGCTTGATTATTCCTATTCTGATCTTAACTCCCAACTAACTCCAAATTTTCTCCAAATTAGGAACAAAACAATGCACTTGATTGATCACCTGGAAACACAAGTCAACTGGAGCAAAGTCTTCGGTGTAATTGACTCTCTCTACAATGATCCTGGTTTTAGTTCTAATGCTGACAACTTTGCCCGTGCAACTGCTGTTGAGAAAGCATTGGCAAAGTATTCTGGTCTCGTTCGTGTGGATCAAACTGGTTACGATTTTACCTTTGGTGATGAAAAGATTGAACTGAAGATGGGTAAGAATTTGTTCTACAAACGTAAGGACATTCATGCCACTAAAAAGTTCAAAGTCAAATCTTTCCTGAGTGAGACGAAGACTGTAGAAGATTTCCGTCAAAGTAAAACTTTCGACTACATGATGGTGATTGATCTTACCGCACGTCGTGTGGTGATTGTTGAAGATGAACACGCACGATCTCTCTATCAGACAGGTGCTGACGGTGCCATGATTGAACTGAAGTTGGGTGACTATTACCAGTGCGATTTGGGTCAAATCACTACTATCGAACCTCCTACATCTCTTTCTGAGAGTATCAATCAAGCAATCGAATCTTACCTGGAGTTCTGAACAATGAAAAAACTACTTCCTCTTGCTGCTGCCGCACTAATTCTCCTTCCTGCATCTGTTGAAGCAAAACCACGTTACAAGCAATTTAAAGTTATGACCAGAAGTACGTTTGGTTATGCTTATTGTGGATGGGACTCTTCCATTAAAGATATCAAAAAGTATCTTGCAAATGGATGGGAATTTGTAAGTGAAACTCCAATGCAATTCCAAACAAGAGGTTTTGGTAATCAAGGAACACAAGTTATTAATTGTATTGGTGCTTCTGTTGTTCTTGTGAAGCATGAGTGATGGAAATTCAGTATTTTAATGAACAAATACCATACATTATCATCGATGACTTCTATACATTAGAAGAACAGAATGAGATGATGGTGGAGTTAGACTATCTCACAGAACCGAGAAGGTTAATTCTACCATTTGAAGATAATTATTCTGCTGGTAGTATGGATGACCAATTAAAAAATGTTCCGTGTCAATATCTGGATAATTTCTATAAGAATAGAGATCATTCTAGTATTTTACAAATTACTGAAAAGTTGTTCATGAATGATGGGCAACTTATTAACAATCATCCACACTGGGCATTTAGTATAACAGAAATCAATTTACATTGGACTCACGTTCTGTATTACGAAGAAGAACAAGAATATAAACCACATTGGGACAGTGCAAGATTTACTGCACTTACATATTTTTACAACGAACCTAAAAGATTTTCTGGTGGTGATTTAGTATTTGATGATTATGACATAGAAATTGAATGTATTAACAATCGTGTCATTGTCTTCCCATCGATCTTGCGACATGCCTCAACACCTGTTAAGATGGTGGGGAACCGTGACCAGCAAAAAAATGGTAAGTTCTGCATCACACAATTCCTTGATCATCGAGAATGACATCTAAAGAAAAACTTATTTTTATTTCATCATTCATTTGGTTTCTTCACTGGGGCACATGTCTAGCATTTATTCTTCTGGATACGGTTATTCTAAAATCCTCTGTCAGGATGTTACCTCTTGGTTTTTGAATGAGTTCTTTCCACGTCATAAAATTGATGTGGATATTGTTCATAGAGGTTTGAAACGTGAATGTGTTGTTGGTTACTGCGATGTTGCAGGTGAAACTTATCGACCACGACACTTTCTGATTGAACTTCAGTGTCATATGAGTAAGGAAGAGTATATTAAAACTCTTTTGCATGAATTGACTCACATGGCACAGTGGGTACGAGGTTCCCTCAAATTAAAAAGTGGAAAATTGTGTTATTCACAAGAACCTGTGGAAAATTACGATTATGAGCATCAACCTCATGAAATTGAGGCACGGGAAGAAGAAGAAAGACTATATCTTTGGTACTTAAATGATAGAAATGATGTGCCAGCAGGACAAGTGTCCCATGGTTTCACCAACCGACTCTGTTCCTCTCTATACTGACTTCAGTCACACGAAAACATGCAAAACAAGCACCAGGAACATCCCGAAGATACCATTCTGACTGGTGATCTTTCTGCCATTGATCTACTCTACAATTTCACACATGCAAGTGTGAAGATGGATGGTATTGCTATTGTTTGGGGTAAAGATCCTGCCACTGGCACATTTTTCGTTGGTAACAAAGCAGTTTTCAACAAGAAAAAGATTCGTATTGCACACTCATCTGAAGAAATTGATTTCTTCTATGATGGTGAGATGGCAGAGATTCTTCATCTTGCTTATCAATTTCTCCCTCGCACTGATCGAATCTTTCAAGGTGACTTTCTTGGTTGGGGTGCTGAACGTATTTTCACTCAGAATACAATCTCTTATGAATTTCCCGAGTATGTAACACAAAAGTTTATTGTTGCACCTCATACTGAATACTTTGCAGAAGATGATCTTCGCAATGCTGTAGCATCTCCACTTAAAGAGCATTTTGTTGACAATCAAAAGGTTAAGTGGGTTCAACCTTGCGTCGATTGGATGCCAGGACCAAAAACACCACAAATTGATGTTAGTGATGTTAAGTTCCTGGACAAACGTACATCAGATTGCTGTAAGAAAATCATCAATGCTTTCATTCGAGAACAAAAAGAACTGACGCATGAATTGCTTACGTTGGTGTTTGATTGTCCTAAACTTGCAAGTCTTTATCTCACTGTGATTGAGATGAAAGAGGATCTGATGGATAGTATCAAGATCACAAATTGTCCCAAGTCTTTCATTGGGTCTTTGCAAATCAAGCAGGAAGGTTTTACTATTGCCGATGATTCTGGGATGGTGATTAAACTTGTGGATCGTGAAATTTTCTCGATGTTCAACTTTAATATGCCAAAACGATGGGAGACACCTGGACGATGAAACAAGTGGCACACAGACCCTTGTAGGTGCCTCTCAGTCGTGTATTATTAAAAAGTCAAAGAGACACACCAATGATTCTCTCTCAAGCATCAAATCTTCAAACTCGTCAACGTGTCTGGATCGGTCGCAAATCCGATTTAGATTCACAAATTGGGTATGGTGAACAACCAACACAAATCGAAACTGAATGGATTGCTGGTGTTTATGCTGAAAAGTATAGATTAGAGGCAAAGTCAAAAATTCCATGCTTTGAGTGATCTTCACTCTCATATTTCTATCTAATTCTTCTTCATTATGAGCACCCGTTCTCGCATTGGAATTGAACTTGCTGACAAATCTATTCTCAGCATCTATCAACATTGGGATGGATATCCCGAATGGACTGGTCGCATCCTGAACACACATTTCGACACCAAAGAGAAAGTTTCTGAACTGATTGATGGTGGTGATTGTTCATGTATTTGGACAAAAGATCGTTGGACTGGTAAGCAACTTGCTCCATATGTGACTGAGCAGAAAGAATCTGAAGAATATGGTCCTCAACGATATAGTGGACGTGGTGAGGATTGTCCTCCTCGTCTTGATAAGAATCTGAAACAATTCATCGAAGATGGTGAAGAGTATGGATACATTTTCCGCAATGGTGAGTGGATCTGCTATAATACTCGCAATTGGGATGACAACTATGGAAAGCAAGAAACTATTTCCGAAGGTGCCCTTGCCTGTTGATACTGTGAGCAGGATAATCGGGTCAATTCTGGTTATCCTTGCTTATTTTGTATATCTTCATGTTAATGTTACAATTGGGGTTGTAATGCACTTTATTGCTGATGCAATCTCCATTCCATTCTTCATCAGAACTAAATCTTGGGATGTTGTTATTATGCTAGGATTCCTACTTGCAATTTCGTCAACTAAACTATTCGGAGTTTTCTAATGTCAATCAAAGAATACGCAGATTGCCGACGTGAACGTCTAAATGATGTAATTTTTGATTACATCACAGATGAAGATGTTACACCTGATGAGTTATATCGTGACATCAAAAGTGAAGTAGAAAGTTCACTTGCATTTTATCAGAAGTATTTAAACAAGTGCCAGAATCTTCTTGATTTGGTGAATGGTTTGCCTGCACGTTCCATTCAGGGTGAGACTCACCATGTACGTTCCATGATTAGTGAAGAAGAATACCATGAGGCATTGATTCATGCGAACTCACCTTACAATGATGGTTTCACCAAGCAAATTTATCAAAATCTCGTAAATGAGTACGAAGAGAGCAATGTTGGGGTAACAAGTGATTCTGACTGGGAAGATTTTTGGTGTAATGATGAAGATCCCTATGCACAATCGTCGTGTATGAAATCTGATGAATGCTGATCATGGAAAACATCTTCAAACTTGCAACTGAGATCGCAGAATCATCACCTTCAAAGAAAAAAGTTGGTGCGGTTCTTCTTAAAAAGAATCGAGTCATCGTCTGTGCTACAAACAATGAGAAGAAATCTCATCCAACTCAAGCACATTGGGCGCAGAAAGTTGGTAGACCACAGAAAATCTTTCTACATGCAGAATTGTCAGCATTAGTGAAAGCAAAGGAAGATGGTGATAAGATCGTCGTTGCACGTTTGGGGGGACATGGGCAGGATGAACTTAGAATGGCAAGACCTTGCCCAGTTTGTGAGGCATACTTGAGAGAATGTGGCATCAAAGATGTATATTACTCTATAACAAATGGCAAATGGTCTTATGAACATTGGGAGGATTGATTGATGTCAACTTGGAAAGCAGATGTGTTTGTCAACTCAAGAGTTGGACGAATTACAACAACAGTTGAAGCAGCAACATTTAGTGGTGCAAAAGAACAAATCTATGCAAAGCATGGTGATGTTCAACAAATTTGCAATCTACGAGAAGTTAATTCTGGTGGAGGTTCTTCACTTTCTGACATTGGAGATGCTGGAGGCACGTTGATACTTTGTGCCATTCTGTTTATGATATGGTTAGCAGTAGAATACTGGTGGATTGTTGTACCTCTTCTTGCGATTGCTGCTCTAGGATGGATTTTAGACAAAACTCAACACTGGTGGGACAGATGACAGAGTGGCACAAGATGCTGGCACAGGGGTCAGGATCGTGTATTCTATGGAAGTCAAAGGAACACACCACTCATGACCACTGGACAGTATCTCGTTGCTTGCCCTGCTCTCGGTGAACGAGAAATCGTTTACGGTGCCGAAAGAGCAGCAGATGTATGCTATTCTATGCACTGTGAGTCCGACTCCTATACTTTTGTTGAGGATTGGTTGGGTCACACTTTCATGGAATACGGTGATCTTTGATGATCAAAACTAAGAAAGAGTGGGCATCAGTCTACTCTCAATTCTATTCAATTGTCCTCCTATTGATCATTTTATGAAGTACACTATTGTTAGATTCAAAGGTCGTTGGGTGAAAGTATCAAATCAACTCTCAACACCATCTCAATGGATTACAGTCGTTAATAAGTCATTAGTCCGTAAGTAGATTTTATTCAATCGTTCTCTTCACTATCTAACAATCATGGCAAATCAGTTCTATTCACTCAAAGCACTCAAAGCAAGGGTAGAAAATCTTATTGAACAACAGGGAGAAGATGCACCTTGTTCGGCATGGATTTACACTAGTGAAGATGTTGTAAAGTATGATGATTATGGAGATGGGGTACAACAAACTGATGAAATCTGTGAGACAGTGTTAATCAACTTGCAAGACTACGATTTCATCTATCAGGCAATTGGTGATGCTATTGATACAGAACTCGGTGAGGTTATGTAACACTTAAGAAGTCCGACCCTGTGCCAGTTGGTCAAAGTGTCCACTCAAACGGCACAGACCCTCAAAATCGTGTATCTTATAGAAGTCGAGAGGAACACACCCAACGATGAAAACTGCAAACATCACCGAAACCCACTGCACAATCAACGAAGATGATGTTGTTCTGATCAATCTCGGCAGAAAGCATCACTTTAATGTGTTGCATGTTGTTCAACTCAAGGAGACTGAAAAAGCAATTCAGTTTGGTTCAATCACCACACCTCGACACACTATCTGGTTCCCTAAAAAGGCACTGCGAGAGTGTAAAGAAGTTCCTGGTGTTTTCAACCTTGCTGCATGGTTCACGTTTGATTCTTGGGGTTCGTTGTTCCTTTCTAGCAACATGCGGACCACAATGTCTATTGAAATCTCCCGCACATTTTGATCATGACAACTACACCTTTCACTCAAGAAGAAACCAATGCCCTTTGTTATCAACCTTATTGGTT